TTCAATAAGTAAATCTATTTTTTTAAGATATCTTAAAATTATAATTAAACATATAATTAAAAATATTAAAGATATTATTATTGCTTTTCTAAGTTCTTTATTAATATTTTCTAAATCTTTAAATAAATCTTCTATATCTTGTAATTTAGCAAGTAAACTATAAGGTACACCGGTACCAGGAGGGGTTGCAACTGGGAATGGTAAGGATCCAATTGATAATTTTCCGGATTTAAATTGAGCACTAAAATATAAAAATATAGCCCCTAATACCGTACTTAATATAATAACACCATATATTTGATTAAGTTGTCGAACAATAGAATTACGGCGAGCTATACACGCTCTTAATAGGGCATTATTAGGACATTTATATTGTTTAGCATCGGCTTGAGCTAGTTTAGTTATACCAAATAATATAAATAAACCAATAGCTAATGGTAAAAGTTTATTTTGAACAATACTTGCAAATTTTAATACTCTATTTTTTAATGCAACTATAGTTTTTTCTACAGCAGTTAAAGCTATGTTTGCTGCTTTTTCAGCAGCACCATTCATTTCTTTTTTAATTTTTTCTGCTTCTATTTTAGAAGCTACATTTATATTTAATAAACCCTTAATAGGTAAAGTTTGAAGAACTTCATTATTTCCATTTAAAATTTGTTGAATATCAGGAGCATAGTCATCCATTTCAAATAATAGGAATGGTTTAACTAATACTTTATTACCTAATGCTGGGATTACAGGTACCCCAAATCTAAATGTAAATTCTCCTTTGGCATCAGATTTAAGGAATTTATCTTGGGCTTTACTATCGTATTTAAATACTTGTCTTTTAACAATTATAGTTTGTTTTTGACCATTTTCATCAACAATATTTTCCTTAACATCTACAGTTTCAGGAACCATTGGAAATAATGATATTTCAGGAGTAACTTTTACACCTTGAATTGGTAGATTTGTTTGTTTATCATACACTCTACCTGTAGTAGAAAATGTTTGAATAACAGGAACATATTGTTTTAAAGTATTAAGATATTCCTTAGTAGAAAAGTTTTTAACTCTATTTCTAACATCTTCAACTGTAACTCCAGGGGGTAAAGCTCCGCTAGCTTGTGCTTTTGCTGCCTCTGCTTTAGCTACTAAATCCTTACCTTTTGGGGATTGAAGAAAGACATTAGCTAAATCTAATAATGCTTTTTGATCTATCATATTAAGCTAATTTTACTTTTTGTGATACTAAGTTTGGGATTTGATTCTGAATATTAGTTATAGAATCTTTCATTAAATAAGCAACAGCTGGGGTAGCATTTAATGATGGTTCTTTATTTAAGGCATCAGCTAATTGTGATAAACTATTTAATAATGCTAAAAATTGATCCATAAATGCATCTCCTAATATTGCGGATTGAGAAGCATTAACTTGACCTATAGAAACATTACCTTTATTTGAAAGTATACTAACATTTCCATTTTGTGATTTTATACCAACATCTTCTATTGCCTCTAAAACTATAGATTTTTTAGAAGAAAATAATATACTATCTGTACTAGTATTAAATAATAATCTCCCAGAATTTAATATTACTTGTTGTTGATTAAATGATTTTGGAGATATAGGAGCTTTTGAAATTACGGCTGAAAAAGGGATTGTTGATGCCTCACCTTCAGCTTTTCTAGCTACAGCAATATCTAATGGAATTTGTTGATTTGAGGTTAGATATATTGAAGATAAATCTACATTTATATCTTCAGTTACAGGAACCCAACCATCAGTTTGTGATGTTGGGGGTTGACCATTTCTTAAAATAGTAATTGGACTACCATTTACTCCACTTTTAGACCAGTTATTTGTTATTTCAGCTGTTACATTTGAAGTAGCTCCTAAACGAATACTATTTCCAAATCTACCTTCAAATATATTATCACCTGCAAAAGGTAAAATAGGATGAATATTTGGTTTTTCAATAAAAGTACCACCACTATTACCATTTAAATTAAGTGTTAGTGGTTGAGTTGATTGTTTTTGAACATTTCCCGCTATTATATCAAATACAGATTTTTGCATTGATGGAGCAGAATTGTTATAAGGATCATAATTATCTGGAAATGCATTGTGGTGTTGACTATTCCATATACCAATGGGATTTAAATAATAATAATCACCATTTCCACTAATTTGTGTTTTTTCTTGATTAGGTAAAAAGAATAATAATACAAATTCATTAACTAATGGATAATTTTTTAAAAAAGGTAATAAGGGTCTTGCAAATGAACCTTTAGTATTATTTTTAGTTTGAGAACTTGGTGCAGCTTCGGTTAATTGAAATCTAACAGTTCCAATACCTGACCATCCTCCTACAGCAGTAAAATACTCAGAATTAGAGTTTAAAACAACACTAGTAACCCTAGCACTAATTACATTATTAGATAATGAATTAATAGCACTAAGGGTAGATGATGTATTTGAAGAGGAATCACCTGAAATTGCAGCAATACCAGTTTTAAGCATTATTTATCTTTATTTTCTTTAAAATCATTATTCAATTTATCTAACTCAGCCATTAGTTGTTCTTTTTCAATTTCACTAATTCCTGAGCTATCTTCGCTAGTACTTGTGTTAAGCGCACGTTGTACTATAGTAGCCATTTTAATTAATTGTTCATCGTTACGAACGCCAATTTCTAGGTATTCTTTTATAAGTGGTACAATTAAAGTAGCGTCTCCAATATCAGCAATTAATGGTTTTAATTCCGATATTAGACCCGATATTTGTTTTTCTTTTCGTTTTTGGTTATCGTAGATTTCTCCTAGGATATCGGAGAAACTCTTTTTTCCGAATATAATACTATCTAATCCCATAATATATTTTTGTTATAAATATGGATATAGAAAAAATTTAAAATTTACACCACCCGTTTTCCAAATAAAAGATATATTGTTTTTTAAATATATCATATAGTTGGTCTGCTATTTTAGTAATTTTTGGTGTTTTAACATCTATAATTTCTCTAATATAAATGTAAAGTGCTTTTTTGTTAAAAATTTCTATAGTCTCTTTGTTTCTAAATAATTCTAAAATTGCGTCCGCTATTTGGGCATCATTCTTTTTAGGAAACAATTCAAATATGTTTTCGGTAACATAATCTACATATAAATCTATGTATTTAGATAAATCATCTTTTACATCATTTTCATTTTCATCCATACTATATGAATGAGTAGATCCTTCATTAGTTAAAACCTCAATATCTAATTTTTGTATTTTTTTACTGTAGTTTTTGGTATTATATAATATTAACCAACGTTTAACTATAGTACCAAAATATGAATATGCTTTAGCTCCTCGGGTAGGATCAAATAAATGCATTTTAGATAATAAAAATGTAATTATTTCATGTTGAAGATGTTCTAAATTCTCTACTTCAGTATGATAAAATTTAAAGGTGTGGATAATATTCTGAGTAAGTTTGAAGAAAGGATAATGTATCTCTTCTTCATATATTCTACTTCTTACAACTGATGATTTTTCATTATTATATCTTACAATGGCTAATTCAGTATCGTGAGTAAAGTAATTTTTGCTTTTGGGATTTCTGGTTTTTTTGATCATTAGTTAATTTTAAAACGTGATATACTTTTTTGTATAACCTTTATTTGTTCAAAAAACCAACCTATTTCATCATCGCTATTAAACATACCTTTATCATCAATTTGCTTAAGGCGTTTATCAGCTACATCAATTTGATCACCAAATTCTTTAACGAATTCACTATATTTAGATATAAGATCTTCTAGCTTTTCAGCTTTTCTTAAAAGGTTAAAGGTCGTGTATCCTAAGATAACGACCAATATTCCTAATACTATTGTAATAATTTCTAGTGTCATAAACTATCTAACATGCTTTTTAGTCCTGGGCTTGATACTGAGTTGAGTGCTTTGGCTTTAGTACTTTTGTTTGTTGATAATGTATAATTGCTTTTTTGCTGGGGCACGGAATTTTTAACATCTCCTCTTAATTTAGGTAACCATTCCACCTCAAATTCAATTCTTGCGGCCATTAAGTCGGCTTGGTGTAATATAAATGGAAGAGAAGTACGTGGTTTTTGTTCAACACCCCACCCCATTAAATATTTTTTATTACCTTCATCATACAAACCATCATGAGTCTGAATAGCAATCATTTCATTAAATGAATACTGAATACCATGGGATTGAAGAAGGAATAAACTACGATCTGGAACAGATGCAAATGCTAATTTAGTATTAAACATATAATCTTCTCCTAATTTATCTTTTCTCCATTGGTCAGTTTGAGGAACATAGGCATCATTTTCTTCATCTCCTAACTTACCTAGGTCATGATTAATGGCCGAGAATACTAATTCTTCCTGGGTAAATGTCGTCATATCTGCTCCAAATCCTTCCCAAACAGCGGATAATGCCAAAGCCCCACGAACCACTCTATTAACGTGATCTACATATCCTCCGGGGAATGCACTATGGTATTCTTTTTTATGAGCCGCGGGCATTAAAATGATACGGTCTTCATATTTTTTATAGAAATTTAGTAATGCTAATTTCCTATCTCCAGTAATGTAAGTTTCAATATTGGAGTTAAATTCGATCCAATTTGCTTGGAGTTTTTCTGCTGTTAGTTGCATAACCTATTTTATTTAAATTTATCGTCTGTTAACTTCGTTTGGTGTAGTTGGCTCGTTATCAATTGCGGATTTAATTTCCTCAATTTCTTCTATTCCTTCTTCAATTCTCATTTTAAAATCCGATATTGGTTGAGCAGTGTTAACCATGTATCTTAAGGTAGCAAATGTACCTTCTAACTTTTCTAATCTTTTAATAATGTAATCTCGATTTTTCATAATAATTTTTATTTGAAACAGGGTATACCATATACCCCTGTATTGCCTTTATTCCCCCACCTTTTCATTCCCATTTTTTCAAAACCCTGTAATTCAAAGTTACGGAAAATAGGTTAGATAGCCAAGTTATTTTTAAAAGCTTCTTTAAGTTTTTTTATTTTTAATAATTGAGCACATCTTTCATATTCCTCCGTACTTTCAAAATATTGAAGAGCTTGATCTAGAGTAGTAATAAAAGGTTCCATTTTAAAATCAAGCAAAGCATTTAAATGATATTTATTATTTAGGTCAATTTGACTTATATAATGCCATGCTCTATTGTAGACGGTAAACATTGAAGCATTCTTTGTAGTTTCCACATCATAACTAGGATGTTCTTTCTTCAAGAATTTATCTAATTTTTGGTGAAATATTGAATGATTCACAATTAATTTAGTGAACATACCAATTTTAGTAAAGGGGTCTTCTTTAAGAAGAGTTGCACCTTGTTCAATTTCTTCCTTTACTTCAGGTTGATGATCAAATAAATCAAATATTTTATTTTTATTTACCATAGGGGGTAATTTATTATAAATATATTATAAATCCAAACCATCTAATTCAGTCTCTATTTCCTTTTTCATTTCAACTAAATTATTATATTCAGATACAATATCAATTTTTGCAGGATTTTCTGGATGGTATTTCCATAATTCTTCCATTACTGTAGAGACTGATATTAAATCATTAATTAAATTAGCTTTTAAATTTTCATTAACTGTTTCTTGATTTTCTTCATCAAAATCTCTTTGATTCATTCTAAATGTTTCGTTGTAAGACATAATTTTAATTTTTAAGTGTTATTTTTTTAAATTTTAATTGATAAGGGCTAATATAAGGAAAACCTCCTTCTTCATCACTATAAATTTCTTTATAAGGAAATGATACAGGATAATGATATTGAAGACTGTTTTGCCAAAATGTAGGATTTATTATTTGTGATAGATCTTTACTTTCAAGTAATTCAAACCCACTACTTTCTGCTATTTTTATAACTTGATCTACTGTTTGGGGTTGGTAAACGTGGTATTTAGCCCAATGTTCTTTATTTGCGATTTGATATTCATTAGAGCTAACATCAAACCATTCTTTCATAAATAATATTCCCCCGTCTACTAATATTTTATTTGCATTGTTAAATGTATTTTCAATATTAGAATAAAATAAACTTTCTAAGAAAAAACAATGAGTTATATCTTTTCCATTATATACCTCCATATTTTCCACTTTAAAAATATTATCAGGAAAATTTAATTTTGCATATTTTATACATTCCTCACTATCTGAAATACCTTCTACATAACAAAACTCACTTAATTTATTAACAAAATACCCGGCACCACACCCCATATCAACAACCCTAGATTGTTTATTTACACCACTTTCATTAATTAAGTATTTAGCAAATTTTTCTCCACTTTCACCAACAACACTAACGTGATAAAATGGAATTTCATCTATATGGGTAAATAAATCTTTAGATTGAACATCATAAAATTCTTTTTGATTATTCCATGGGTATTTTTTATCCAACATAATTTTTACCTATTTTTTCTATTATTTCTTTTGCATCTTCAATTTCAATTTGAAAAAATTCCCTTTGTGAGTTAACGCGGTATTTTTCTAAGGCACGATGTACTTCATGTTCCATGGATTCACCGTTAAAACAACGGAAAGCCCATATAACTTCGTATGGTAATGCCACACCTGTAGCAGCAGATATTTGTTTTGCTCGTTCATCTGGGGTTAATTTTGTATAACCTATTTTTAAAATCCCGGGTTGAGTAGGATTTGATAAAACATAAACCCATTGATCTCCTTCACCACGATTCGAAAATTTATTCCTTTTTCTAGCTGTAAAATATGTAACATCTTCCCAACCATCACCTTGTTTTGCAGGTGTAATTGTAAAATATTCTGCATTTCTTACACTTTGATCCAAAAAATTCTCCTTTAAAGGAATAAATTCTTGCGCTTCTTCTGTAGTTATTCTTCTCATTATCTTATAAAATAATAAACAGTATCTGTATCATCTGAAACATGAAATCCATCTACCTTAGTAGTATTAACGTCAAAATTAGTAATTACATTCCTATCAATCATTTGTTGTAATGCATATGGACGAAATGATTCATTATTAGTAATATATTGTTTAAGCAAAACCCCATCTTTAAATTGATTGCAAAAATGCCCACCATCTTCATTAAGGATAAAATTATAAGTAGCAATAACTTCATTATTTAAATTATATCGATAATCATCATATTCTTTTTCTCCATTAATATTTAATCCTACATAAAGTGAATCAAATTCAACATAATCAATATGTGGTAATTTAGTAAACTTTAAAATAGATTCATCAATTCCTCTTATAGAAACAAACAAATAAATAGATTCTACTTTATCTTTATAACATCTAATTCCCCCGGTTTTAGAATTAAAATTTATATCCCAAAAATTTATATAATCTTCAGGTAATTGATCCATTAAAACATCAGTAATAAATTCATTAGTAAATTCAATACCATTATACGTTAATTCTTTCATATTATTCAAATATTATTTTAAATTCTTTTTCAACTGATCTACTTTCACCTGTATCTGTATTAAAAATAGTTTTAACAAATACTTTAGCTGTATCGCCTACCATTTCATTATCAAGATACATTTGTTGTTTTGGTGTATAAGTATATTTACTACGAGTCCCAATTAATGTTGATGAGTAAGGACAATCTAAACATTGATGACGATTAATTTGGTAACCTGCTATATTCATTGGTGGATGAATACTAGCCATATTTGGTATAGTATACGTTAAATTTCCAATTGGAATCGGGGTATTAAAACCACCCCCAGTAAAATAACCTAACACGCTATATAACGGTACTGTAAATTGAATATTATTAATCCAAACCCAATAATTTGAATCGAAAATAGTTTCTACTAATGGTACTCCATTAATTACATATTTAGGATCTAATTGATCTATATTTCCCTTAATAGTAAAATATCTTAAACCATTATAAGGAACATGCCAGTATCCATTTGCATCTTGATATCTCCCTGGAGATACTAAAGGATCAATTTCAAAAAATGTATCACAAGAACCATCAATACAAGGATATGGGTTCGGTAACTCCTCTGGGCTACATGCCCAGAAGAGACTTACTATAATAAGGAATAATATCTTTTTCATTATGCTACTAATTCTAAGGCCTTGTTAAACATCGCTTTATTTAAATCTAAATCTTGTTTGAAATTTTTAATTTTACGAGCTTGACGAACTCTACCTCTTACTGTAAGGTATGAAAAATTACCTTCCATAATGTTCTCTTGAACGCGGTTAAATACTTCCCATAAACCATTTCCATAATCTTGATTACGTTGTGGGTGTAAAACTTGCTCAATTGCAACTTCTCCAAAGGTATTATCTGTACCTTCAACTCTCAATTCAAGTAATGACTTAGCTAATTCTAAAATTTGCTCTTCACCTAATTGAATCTCTTTCATTTTATTCATAGATTCAACTGTTAATGGTAAAGACTCAACGATTGAACGAATTGTTGATTGTAAAGCATCAAAATCATAACCCATATGACGAACTTTAAAATCTGCAAATTGCTCTGTAGCAACTACTAAACCGTTCTCACAAATCATACGGAATAAACCTGGAGTAAAGGTAAATGAATTTTTACCATCATGAGAATTAGTAAGTAAAATTTGAGGGAAAACTTGGTCACCATCGGCACCATTAATTACTACATCTGGGTTTCTGAACACAACTAAGTGTTTTTGAAAACCAACATTTTTACGGGCTTTAACCTCTTTAGCATCAACAACTCCCCAACCTAAAGTCTCCATATCAGAAATAACTTTATCAGTTGAAATATGTGAATACTTTTCAGATACACCTTCTGCACCTTTTGCAGTAAAAATACTTGGAGCTAATGCTTTTAACTCATTTGAACTTTTGAACTCTGTGTTTTGTAAATTTAACATAACCTTGATTTTTTAAATTTTAATTAAACGCTCGAACCTTTCGAACACGTAAATATACGAACAGGAGACCGGGTAGCCAAGCCTCCTGTGCATTACTTTTTAGTTTTGTGAAAAAGCTTTATCGGCCCAAGTTTTAGCATTTACTGCCTCATATTGAGCTTGAGAATAAAGATTTGTGTTATAAAATAATTGATTAATTGTACCAACTTCGATAGTTTCTAACAATTCTTTATCTGCTAAGATAATTTTAGTACCTTTACGAGCAAAAATTGTTAACCATGCTTTAGAACCTTCTGGTTGAAATTGTAATGTTTGAAGAGCACCTTTTTTCCAACGGTTTAATGAAGGTAATTCTGAACCAACTTCGTAAGCTGTCATAAAACCTGCTTGAACTTTAACAATTGCTTGGTAAGTACCTTTTCTACCCTGAATAACATCTACTACACTTAAATCTTTTACTAAATTTGTCATAACCTTTATTTTTATATTTATTTAACTTTCGAACCTTTCGAACACGTAAATATACGAACAAAGACACCGGAAGCCAAGCCTCCGGTGCATTACTTTTAAAAGTATTTTAAAGTATTTTTAGCTAATAGTTAAAGTTATTCCTCCTGTTCCTCTAAGAAAACTTCCACTAGCAGAAATAGCAGTAGTAGGATTAAAATTAAATGAACCACCACCTACTCCAACACAAACAGAAGCGATATAAGAAGAAGTAATTAATGTAGTAACATTAACTAAATTCGAATAAGTGCCTAAGGCGTTAGTAGCAGATGAAGAATTATAAAAACCAACTCCATTACGAACAGTTTCCATTGTAAAATAAGTAACTTGATTTCCCGAAGAAGTAATAGCAAATGTTTTACTCCCAGAAATTGCTTCAGTTGGAGTACCAGCTCCATAAAGTTGATTAGCGGTATATAATGCCATGTTTTATTTTATTATAAATATATGAAGAAAACGACTTTTTCCTCTTTACATACCTCAATATATCTATCCGTATATATCAGATATTTAACAAAATAACTTGGAACCCTAAATTAATGTTCGTATATTAGGGGTATAAATAAAAAAACATGAATCAAGTAATTTCATTAATAGAAGATAAGCTTTCGGATCACATTTGGGATCCCAAAGTAATTGTTGTATATTCCTCTACGATGTGCGGAAAGTGTTTGGAAATTAAACCCAAATTATACGATGTAAACGAAGAATATAAGATTGTAATTGTTAATAGTACAATACATTTTAACTCAAACAAATATTACCCAACCGAACTACTATGGTTCCCTACCGTAGCATATTATGAAAATGGAACATATATTAAAGATATTAACACACAAGAAATAGAAGAAGGATTATGGAACTAATTTATTATATAATGGGGATGCTGACAGTGTTATGGATGAATTCTACATACCAAACATTCCAGACCAACAAAACAAATAAGGATATTCAGGGGAAACTGGATATAATGGATAATTACATTACGGAGACGAGTAAAGAGTATTATAAACAGTGGGATAATGCAATGGAATCTATGGCGAAGGTAACTATCCAATTAGAATCGATTCAAGAGCAATTAAATAGTACGGATCTTGCCTCGGCATTAACTAAACTAGAAGCAGACATTGCAACATTGGATGTTAAATTTAGAACCGAAAGTCAAGCCATTGATTTTGCTAATAAGTCTACTGAACGTAATTTTACCAAATCATTTAATGATATACAAGCGCTACGTACGGCACTGAATCAATTAGCACAAGACCCCAATTTAATGAGCAGATACTAAAGTATATATCCCATCGATGCCGAAAAAGTTTTGAAAAAAAGAATTTTGCCATTTGTTATATTTAAAATAATTGGCAAAGATGGAAAAAAGGCCCCCTTTATGGGGGCTTGATATATAAAATATAAGTATATATTGGTCGGGGTGTAAAGATCGTACGAACGATAAATGTTGGTCCACATCCTTTCTCTCACGTATACACGCTATATGGACACCAACGCGTATGGGCATAACTACGTAATACCGTATACCGCCGTACGCATAAATATCCTAGTACATAAGTACGGGGTAAGTAATACATAAGTACACAGGCAGGGGTACCTAAGTACCCCCACATTATAACTTTATGTATACAGCAATTTAACCGACCAATGTAGCCGAAATGGTATGGCGTGTAGATTTAATAGCGGGGTAATAAGTGCCTCCACCCACGCGAATGTATTTACTGGTATCAACCAATTTACTATCCACGTCCTGACCCACGAATCTCAAATACGCATCGCCGTTTAATTTAATTTTTTGTATCATAACCTTAATTTTACGTATCGCTTAATTGCTCAACGTGGTAAATGTACGAACAATACCTCGGGTATCCAACCGGGTTGGCAATTACTTTTTATTAATGGCGTAAACAAACAACCCAATAAACACCAAGACAATTAAGGCATGGTAGGGGTAAATCATAGCTTGTAATAATAACCAGAACATAAATTTAATAGCGTATGTTATTGCTGTTACCCCACCGATGAAGGCTAGTATAACGAACCAGGTAATTTGATTTTCCTCACTCATAACGTTACCGTATTAAAAGAACATTGCGTTCCAAGTTATATATGATGGTTGTTTGCTTATAACGTTACCTGGTTTACCGTACGCGGCAACACTTCTAACGGTACAAACATTATCACATTCACTCACTGCAACCAATTCGCTACGTAATGTAGCTGAATGGTTATCACTAAATACTCTACCAATAGCACCTCTTAATTCATCTAATTTGCTCATA